CGCCGGGAAACCAATTGCGGCAGCGATGGCCTGGGGATGGCAGATGAACCCTTGAGTGAGCGCCGTGGCGCCCGTCCATTGGTCGTTGGCAAAGATCCCGGCCCAGCCGGGCCAGTTGCCGCCGATGACCGAGAGACTGTTCTGGTCGACCGGCAGGAGTTTGGCGATGTAGGTGCTGCCCAGGATCGCGTACTTGGTGGGAGCCTTGGCGAGTTGGCCCCAGGCCTTGTTCAGGTCGGTGACCGTGAAGGCCGTGTCTGCCACGACGATCGGCGCGGCCGGGAAGTTGGCGACCGTGATCACCGCGGTCACGGCGGCCATGACCTTCTGCGCCAGTTCGGCGGCCTTGATCTCCGCCCAAAGACTCATGCGGAAACCGCTGTTGCGCTCGGCGTTCGTGATGTGACCACCCGAGGTCAATTGCGCAGGCGTGACCGTGACCGGCGCGACCGTGCCCACGAAGTTGGTCAGGTCCTCAAAGTTGGTGGCGTTGCTCTGAGCCGTCCCGCCGGCAGTCACCAGGCTGACCACGACCGGCTGCCGCGGGGCCATGGGGCTGATGCCCACGTCCGTGGTGAGGGCGCGCAAGGGCGCCAGCATGACTTGCAGGACCGTGATCGTGACCTCGGAGAGCATCGTGCCGATCAGGGTGGCATCGCCCGTGCCGGTATTTGCGCCCATGGGAGGAGAGAATTGCCGGCGCGCCTCGGCCTGCTGGAGGTCCCTCCAGTTCTCCTCCATGAAGGCCCGGCGTTCGGCGCGTGGCTTCTTGCGAATCAAATCGATCGCGAAGCCGGAAGCGCCAACCTCGATGTGTACCCCGGTCGCCGGATCGGTTCCAGGCCGCCGGGATTCCATGTTCGCCAGGTCATCGAGGATCGTTTCGTCGGCCTCGGCCCGCTTCTTCCAGGCGGGGGCCTGGTTGACCGGGATCTTCCCGTCCAAGACGGCCTGGTCGACGGCCTTGGCGATCCTGCCAGTCTTCTCGCGGGCAAGTTGGGCCTGGACGCCAGCAAGGGCGGAGGCGAGCGCCTCGACGTTCAGGGCCGTGGAGGCGTTGACCGCAGCCTTATCGGCCTGCGATCCGGTCGCAGTGGGCGCGGGGGACGATTGGGCGGGGGCTTTAATCTCCGCCGTTGCGGTCTCGTTCATTAGGATTTGGTTTAATTTCTGCATTGGCGGAGGCGTCTTGCCCCCTAACGCCACCGGGATCATCCGGAAGCGAGAATGTGCGGGTGAGTGACTGAGATCGGCGGGAGTCACCGGCTCTCCCAGAAGTTCATCGGCCAGGCCGTAGATGACGGCCTCCTCGCCGGTGAGCCAGGTCTCCTCGGAGAGGTCGGCGGCGATCCGTTCCCTGGTCTGACCGGTCGCCCGGACGTACTCGGAAATCATCGCCTCCTCGTGCTTGTCGAGCATCTGGGCGGCCTTGCGCATGTCGTCCGCATTACCGAGCTGCCCGCTCCATGGCTTGTGAACCATCCAGATGCTGCCGGGCGGCGTGATCACCTTCGAAGCCGCTAGGGGGAAGTAACTGGCGATCGAAAGGGCGTAGCCAGTGATGATGGCCGTGATATCTCCGGAGCGCCGGCGAATGGCCGCGTGCATCCCGAGGCCGTCCTGGATCGAGCCGCCCTCGCTATTGATCAGGAGGTTGATCTTCCGGCCCTCGGGAATCTTGGCCAGGGCCGTCAGGAACTGTTTTTCGCTAGTGCCGGTGTCGTCCCACCAAGAGGTCCCGATAAAGCCATTGATGTGGATCTCGTCGGCGTCGGCGAAACTAACGACAGTAAGCCAGGGGTTCATGCGGCGGGAACTGCATCGGGTTGCGGGTCGGTAGCGGTGGGCGCGGGTTCTTCCGGCGTGGGAATGAATGCGGCGGCGGCGTCGACCATCGCGTCGATCTCCGCCCGGTCGGTGGTGGGCAGGGCGAAGTAGAGAAGCCGACGTGCCGCATCCGGGGCCATCTGGCCGGCGGAGATTGCGGTGATGACCTCCTGGATGGACGCGAGCTGCGCGCCGTTGAGCGCCTGCATCTGGACGTCGCTTGAGCCCCCGGAACTTGCGATGAGTCCCAACTCCTTGCCGCGATCGCGCTGTCCGGTCAGGGCCTCGAACTGTTCCTCCCAGTAAAGACCCTTCTCGCCATAGACCTGGTCGTAGGTCGTGATCCCGGCGCCCAGCTCCGCAATGGTCGCGGCCGAGTCGTAGCCGATGTCGACCGAGTAACTCTTGGGCGGGTAGATCTTGGTCCGAACCCAGTCGCCGGGACGGTCGGCGATCTCCTTTTCGATCAGCCGATTCTCAGACGTGACCCAGATATAAACCTCCTCGACGAAGGCCTGCATGACCGCCGACCTGGCCTTGATCCAGCGGTCGTAAACCGCGAGGGCGCCCCGGAAGACAGTGCCCTGCATGGATTCGGGATCTGCAATGCACAGCGGGATCCCGGTCCCCATGCAGACCTTGCCCTTGAGGTACCGCCAATAATCGACGGTCACGACAGACGGCCGCTCGCTGGCGAACTGTTTCATCTGGTCGCCGTTGCGCAGGACGACCGTTTCCCCGCCCGTGAATTCCTTGACCGCCGAGACAGCGCCTCCGGTCTCGCCCGTGACCGAGCCACCGGAAGCCAGAATGTCCGCGGGATCCTCTTCGCCGGCCTCGTTGTAAATAACATTGGCGACGACAGCCGCCGCGGTGGCGGCCTTCATCTCGAGGCGCTCCAGGCGCTCCATGTCCTCGAGGGTGTTCAGGCAGCCGGCGCAGAAAGGAATGCCGCGATATTCGCCCGGGCGCTGGGGTTCGAAGACGTGGATGACATCGCGGGAGTCGATCGGCTTCCACTCCACCTTGCCCTTGTCATCGGTCGTGGATTTCCAGTAGGCGGTCGGCCGGAGCGTCCTCGGATCGATCTCGATGCCGTCGATGATCGTGATGCCCTCGTCCTTCACCCGGTCTTGCGGCGTCGAGATCCGGTGCGCCTCGAGGAGCTGGAGCCGGGGTCGGGTTACACCCTGCCGGTCCTTGCCATGCGTCTTGATGACGAAGCACTCGCCATCGATAAACCACGACCGGGCCACCAGGCCTTGGAGCGTGCCGAACGTCTGGCGGGAACTGACGTCCGCGAACTTGCTCCATGTCGTGAACGAATTGCGCGCCGCCTTGTTCCAGTCCTTGTCGCTCGAGTCGGGGTTGACGATGAGGCCAGTCCCGACCGTCCCGCCCTCGAAGATGTCAGCCAGGCGCGAGAGCAGGGCCGAGTTGCAGATCCAATAGCGCGCCTTCTCCTGCAGGACCTGGCGGGTCGACTTGCTGTAATCCCGCCAGGAGTCGCGGAAGGATGTGACTATGCGGGTGGAATCGATCCGGCGCTTGGCGCTCTCCCACATGGCGCGCACCGACCGGGCGAACCGACGGAGGCGCTTCACCCGTAGATCCCTTCTGATGTGGTGGCGGTGCGGAAGGAGCGGACCCTGGGAGCGACCTCGACGATGGCGTCATCGATCGGGTCAAGGGCGATATGGCCGTAAGCCCACTCGACCATGTCGGCGACCATGGCGGGGCTCCAATCCGCGAAGGCCTGGTAGGAGTGCGAGGACCCGCCGGCGCTGGCCGAGACCAACATCTTGCCCGAGGCGATGGACGCCATGGCTTTGGTCGCCAGCGCGTCGAGGTAGGCCCTGCGCTCCGCCTCGGTGTCCCCTCCGTTCAGGTAAACCTGACGGAGGAAGAGGACGTAGACGCTCCGGCTGTAGGCCACGCCGTCAGGCTGGGCCGGTTGCGCTCTACATCGGTAGAGGCCATGCGCAACCGTCCCGTTCCTTCTGCAACCGCAGAAAGGCCTAACGACGCCTGCGCGGCTGCGGATGCCTGGACAGCCAGTTGAGGGCGGCTGTCAGCGTGGTCCGTTCGGCGACCATCCGGAACCCGACCCGCTTCATGGCGCGCACATAGGTGACATGCCGGCCGAGCCTGGCCGCGAGCTGCTTCGCGGAGAGCAGGTCCTCGTGGATCATCGTCAGCATTTCCAGTTCAGGGATCCGTCGGCATTGCGAACGATCTCCATGCTGCCGCTCCTGGCCTCAATGACCACGCCCGCGGGATCGAACCCGTTGCGCTCGGCGTGCTCAGCCCAGAGAACGGGGAGCCCCCGCTGGAGTTCCGGGATCTGGTGGCCCAGGTCATCGATCACCGCGATCCCGCCGTTCTCGAACAAGACGACTCGTTGGATCTTCTGGGTGTTCATGCTGCCATAACCTCACTCCTGTTCTGATCAAGTGGCCCGTAAAGCTTAACCCGGTCCCCATCCGGGCAGAGAAGGTATCTCCCGATTCCGTCCCGCGTTCTCACGAACGCCTCAGCGACACAGGTGTCGCGAAGCCTTCTCCGCACCGCGATTGCACCAACGGGGAGGTTGGAGATCGGAAGCAACGCCTTGGGATCACAGCCAAAGCAGACTTTGATTGGGCCTTCCTGAATCATGCGAGGACCTCCTTCCTGACCGGCGCGCTCGACCAGGGCAACAACTTCGCCGCCATCGCGAACGCCACCTGCATCACCTCGCAGTCGAGCCAGTGATCAGCCACGACTTGCTTGCTCCTGCGCATGACCCACTCCTCGATCTTGCGGCCCGTGTGGGGATCGCGCTTCTCACGCCGATATTTGCTGTCCAGGTGCGACCAGTATTGCTCGCTCGCCAACAACGCCAGCACCTCCCACCGAATCCCCATCGCCTTGTCCGGCCCCTGGCGAAGCAAGGCCAGGATGTCCAGGATCTGATCACCGCTGAACTCGATCTTGCGAAGCTCGTATTGGGCTCCGGCAGTCGGGCATTGTTCGAAGCCCCAGATCCGCGCCCGGCCCTTCGGGTCCTTCCAACGCTTGTCCCGCTCGTAGCCCTCCATCGGAACCCAGCCGCAATGCCGTGGCGGCCCATTCGGCACCCGCTTCACTTCACCGGTCTGGCCGATCCACTGGAGTATCTCCTCCCTCCTCACGCCGTCCTTCACGTCGATGCCGACCCGCATATCGCGCACCGCCCAATGCTTCTGGCGCTGGCGGAGGTTCGCGATGCCGTTGCAGGTCTCGGCAGCCACCAGCCGCGAATTGCCGGTCCCACCGACCTGCCAGTCGCGGACGATGATCCAGAACTCGGGGCTCAGGCGCTGCACGTCCACGGTCATGATCCGGTCCCATTGGGCGCCATTCTCCGCCGGAGGTTCGGCCAGGATGATCTCGGTCCGCTCGGCGCGGGCGCCCTCGCTGTCCCAGGGCTCAGCCAAGTTGCCGTTCAGAAACCCGCGCAGGCCCTCGAGCGTCGATGAGGCTACCACGAACTCCACGGCGAGCGATCCCAAGGTCGTCGACGGCGAGCAAGAATAGAGGCTGGGCAAGTGATACGAGCGGAAGCTGGCCTCGCTCTTCGCCGTCGGCAGCCAGGAGCCCGCCCGAATCATTGCCGTCTTGTGCTCCTCCCGGATGTGGAAGCCGCAGTGCGGACACTCGCACCGCACCGACCTATGGATCCGGTCGAAGTCATGGCTCCCGTCGCTCCGGAGGCATTCCTTGTCCCACCTGGTGAACGCCTCGAGGCCGGTCTGGATCAGGTGCACCGACTTGTTCCAGGCGAGAATGACCGGCTTCTGGCAGCCAGGGCACGGGACCGTGTAGCGCCGCTGGTCTCCCTTCGAGAACTCAACCCAGCCCGGCCCGTCGCTGACTGCCGGCGAGGAACACCGGAAGCGGAAAGGGAGCGCCGCATCCTTGGTTCGCTGCAGGGCCAGGTTGATGGCGCCCGCCTCACCGCCGCGCGACTCCGGCGGGAACTTCTCCATCTCGTCCAGGAAGACCCTCTTTTTCGGACGGCCTGCCAATTGCCCCGGCGAATTGCTGCCCGCGAAATTGATGATCGAACCGCCAAGCACCTGGCGCCTGGCGGCAAAGTCATGCCGGCTCTTTCCACGTGGAACAAACTCCGCCAGGGGCGCGGACCCCGTGATCAGCGGAATCCACCGTGACTTTGAAAAGTCCTGCGCCACGTCGGCAGTCGGGAGCACCCAAAGAATCCCGGACGGATCGCAGGCGACGCAGTAGCCGACCATCGACATCAGCATGACCGTCTTGCCGATCTGCGAACCGAGGCAGCCGGCGACGTCCGAGATGAACGGCGAGGAGACGCAATCCACAATCTCGATCGCGTACTCGCGTCCGCGCCAGGACAGCGGGCCCTGGCCACGCTGCTCGGCCGCGGAGAGCACCAGGTTGGTCGCGGCCCACGAGGAAGCGGAGACGGTTGGCCGTGGGACGAACCAGCGGAAGACCTCGCGATGGACGGTAGCCGGGCTCATCGATGGGCCGATCTAATCGCGGACAACCCTCGTGATGGTGATGGGCTCGGGCCCCGAGTCTTCACTCGGATCCCCATCTCGAGATGGGGGAGTTGCCGTTTCCCTCCCGATCCGGAGAACGCCGTCGACCCAGTCCGTGATGACGGCATAGGCGTGCGGTGGGTCGGCAGGATTGCACTTCTGCGCGAGCTGGGTTGGAGCGCCGAGCAGCGCTTCACGAATCGGACCAAAGCAATCGCGCACGATCTCCCGCATCCGTTCGCCGGGGATGAGTTCCCCGCGGGCCACCCGGTTCGCCAATTCCCTGGTGTCGGCGATCGCAGCGGTGGCGCGGGTCTTCTCCTTCTCCAGGCTACCGACCACGGCCTCCATGATCTGCTTGGTCGTGAGCCAAGGCTTTCGCAATCGGCGGCCCTTCGGGATTTCGAGGCCCATCTCGCGCAGCCGGCGGGCCAAAGTCTCACGGGAAATGCCGAATTCCGGCGCCGCCTTCGCGATGGTCCAGAGCATCGATTCACGACCGGCCTAATCGACTATCAGCTAAGTCGTTATCGTGACAATAGTTGCGTGTGTCAATTCATGAAAAAGGAGCCGGA